CACACGCCGGCCTTCCAGAATATCCACCGCCTTCGTATGAAGCTCATACGCAATGGAATGTCTGTCGGTACCTGCCGTGGTGATAATGAAATGCAGCGGATTCTGTCTGGCATCCGATGATCCCTTCGTCAGAACGTCATACAGCTGCCTGTTCGGCTGCGTATGAATCTCATCAAACACCAATCCACTGACTGAAAATCCATGCTTACCCCCGACCTCTGCACTGAGCACCTGGTAATATCCTGAATTTCCGTAGTTTACTATTCTCTTTGTTGCCGTCATCAGCTTTGACCGCTTCAAAAGCGCCGGCGACATCTCAACCATCTGTCTTGCCACATCGAAAACGATACTGGCCTGCTGTCTGTCAGCTGCAGCACCATAGACTTCAGCAGATGGTTCATTATCTGCATATAAAAGATAAAGAGCGACGGCTGCTGCCAATTCGCTCTTCCCTACCTTCTTGCATATTTCTACAAAAGCTGTCCGGAACTGCCTGTACCCATCAGGTTTGACGATTCCGAAGATGTCCCGGATCAACTGCTCCTGCCAGGGAAGCAGCCAGAACCTCTTGCCTGCCCATTTGCCTTTTGTGTGGCACAAGTTCTCAATAAACTTTACTGCCCTGTCAGCCTTCGCTTTATCATAATGAGATGTCGGAAGCATGAATCTCGACGGCTTATAATTCTTCAGCTTCGGATAACCCGCAGGTCTTCTCTCCGCCATTAAGCCTCACCCCCAAGTAATGCCTCCATCTCATCTTCTTCGTCCTTGCCAACACCGGATGCTGCCATGATCCTCGATCTGGCAGACGGAGTCAGCCCGAACTCAGATGCTGCCTGCATCATAAGTCTCTGCTCTGTATTACAGATTGCAACCCATGGATTCGGTCTCTGCATACCATTCTCGGTTTCGTAGGTTGCACCCTCGGAATTGATATGCTCCTGAGCCTCTTTCCATCTGGCATAGGACTGACAATAAGCTGCAAATGCAGACCGGTCGATCTCCGTCAGCACACCCATCTGATTCAGTTTTTCCGATAACCGGATCCATTCTGTTTTCGCTTCCGGCAATAACCATGCAGGGCAGTCGGGCATTCCCTTACCCGGATTCGGTTCTTTTGTGTTCAGTTTTCTCTTTCCCGGATTGCCTTCCAGCTTTTTCACTGCTGTAGGCTTCGGCTTTCTTCCAGCCATAGAGCATCGCCCTCCTTCCTTCCAAATTTCACTTTTCATTTCGCGATTCTGCACGCGTGACCCCCGCGCCGTTCCCTGGGAGCCGCATCTGTAGAGATTTCACCCGCCCCTACCCGCGATGGTTCCCCCAATAGTCCCCTCTCTTCGCGTGTATGGTTGAGTGACACGACTTGCACAGCGCGATCAGATTACTACGATCGTGCGTGCCACCTTCACTCAAAGGCTTCTTATGATGTATCTCTTCAGTGGGCACGATAATTCCACGGGCAAAACACAGCTCACAGAAGGGATGCTCCGCAGCATACTTGTCACGGATCCTCTTCCATGCACGACCATATCTTTTCTTCGTGGCTTTATCTCTGCCGTACTTCTCATAATTACTGTTGACCTTCTGCTGATGCTCCGGACAGTAACGACCATCTGTAAGGTTCGGACAGCCCGGATAAGCACAAGGCTTCTTTGGTTTGCTTGGCATCTGTCCACCTTCTTTCCCACAGAAAAAGCCGCCACGGATTCTGTGTCCGTAACGGCTCCTTCATCTTAGCCTTTTGCCATTTTAACAATATCACATAGGCTTACTGTATCGAACTTGATTTTACTGTATTGTTTTCGGAATCTTGATTTCGTCCAGGGCATTCCTGTGAAGTCGGAAAACATTATCGATGCCGTATCCTAGTTCAATGGCAATCTCTTCCCATCTCATATACGACAGGTACCTGAGCTCCAATACTGTCTGAAGCTCTGTACTCTCCACAGCTTTGATCCTGCGGATAATATCCTTCTTCAGTTCAACCAGCTCCACCATATCCTTATTGATCTCGTTTTCAAGTTCGATAATCTTTATCACCGCATCTTCCAAACGGGAATGTCCCTTGTTCGGATTCCTCGGCATATCCGAATATGTCACGGTCGCTTTGGTTGCCAGATCATGAAGTTCTTCAATCTGCCCCAGCTTGCTCTCGATACGCTGGTTCAGTCCAAAGGCCTGCGACAAATATTTCTTAGCTGCTACCTGATGCTTGTTCATAAGCTACCTCCGATTGGATTTATTTTTCTTCCCTCGGATTGACTCTGATTGTCTTATTTCGTCCTGAAGCCTCCGGATCAGATACTCCCCGTCCACGTCTGTCAGCTGACTGTACCAGCCGGAACGGAAGAACTTCTCAATCTCCAAGGCTTCGCTGATTGCCTCTCTATTTTTCGGATGAGCCTTGATCTTCTTCAGCGCCACCCTGTAATCGGCCACCGCCTGCAGGACAATGGCATTCGCCAATCGTTCATATGGATCTTCAGCCAGATTCTTACTTCCTGCCATAGGCACTCACCTCAGCTTTTACGGCATCAATCAGTCTGGACTGTGTATCGCCTTTATGCGACAGCGCCTTCAATATCCTCTCATCAATTGTGTCTGCCGTAATAATATGCTGCACCACGACCGTTCCGGATTCCTGTCCCTGTCTCCAAAGTCTAGCTATCGTCTGCTGATACAGTTCCAGACTCCAGATCATACCGAACCACACCAACGTATTGCCGCCGCTCTGAAGATTCAAACCATGTCCTGCAGAAGCCGGATGAATAAGCCCTACTTCCAGTCTTCCTGCATTCCAATCCTCAATGCTCTGATCTGAATCAAGCTTTCCGTAAACAACACCCAGGGCATCAAGCCTCTCAACAATTCTTGTCAGGTCATGCTTGAACCAGTACGCAACAAGAATGCTCTTGCCGTTTGCCGCTTCGATGATATCCTCCAAAGCATCCAGCTTCTTATCGTGAATGAACTCGATACCGCCGGCATCGGAATAGACAGCACCGTTCGCCATCTGTGTCAGCTTCCCGGAAAGCGTCGCTGCATTGGCAGCTGTTACTTCACCGCCCGGAAGATTGATCACCAGGTCACTGGCCATCGCCTCATACTTCTCACGCTCATCCGCATCCAGATATACCGGATATTCAGAGTTGATCAGTTCCGGCATCTTCAGGTGATCGGTTCCCTTCATGGAAATCGTGATATCGGAGATCCTGTCATAAATCCTCTTATCGGCACCCTTCCTGAGCCTGTAGCTGTAAACAATCGGACCGTTCGTCTGATCCGGCACAAAGTACTCGGCCCTGTACTGGCTGATGAACCTTCCCAGTCTCTCTCCCTTATCCAAGACCTTGTATTCAGCAAAGAGATCCATGAGTCCGTTGCTGGAAGGCGTTCCAGTCAAACCGACAATTCTTTTCACCCTTGGTCTAACCTGCATCAGTGCCTTGAACCTCTTCGCCTGCCAGTTCTTAAAGGATGACAGCTCATCGATCACCACCATATCGTAGTCAAACGGCAGCCCGCTCTTCTCGATCAGCCAGGGAACATTCTCTCTGTTGATAATGTAAATGTCCGCATCCGCCTGAAGCGCTTTCATCCTCTCTGCTGCAGTGCCAACTGCTATGGAGTACCGAAGCCCACGCAGCTGATCCCATTTCTGTATTTCTGCAGACCAGGTATGCTTCGCCACTCGAAGTGGTGCGATAATCAGCACCTTTGTCACCTCAAAGCTGTCAAACATCAACTCATTAAGCGCCGCCAGTACAATGCTGGTCTTGCCCATACCCATGTCCAACAAGATTGCCGCTATGGGATGTTCCTTTATGAAGTTGATCGCATATATCTGATAATCATGTGGATTGTATTTCATCCAGTATTCCTCCAATCTGCTCCGGATCATCAAGTACATAAACCCGGAATCCTAATCTCATCAGAAGCCGATGCCGTGAAACCTGCAGAGGCCTTGGACGTTCGCCCGGAGCCTTGACCTCCACAAGTCCAAAATGTCTTCCCGGAAGAAGCACGATCCGATCAGGCATTCCGTCAAATCCCGGCGACACCCACTTCGGGCAGATGCCGCCTCTGGACTTGACCGCCAGCACCAGCTTTTTCTCAACTTCTTTCTCTCGCATACTCAGCCCACGCTTCATCAAATGCGTCCATGCATCCGCTGCAGGCGTGACAGGCTTCCAGATACTGACGGATTTTCTTTTTCCCTCCGTCACGTGGAAATTCGCTGTCTTCTTTCATATCTCTCGCAAGGTCGCCCACCGGTGCCATTGTGTTTATGTGCTTCTTTAATATCCATCTGTAAAAGCTCATCGCTATACCTCCATCAAAATTTGGGTGCAGGGGGTGCATGACGCTGTATAACCCCCTCTACAGGAAATTTTTTCAAGTTTTTCCCTGTACGCGTATTAATGTAAACATCCTGCATACCCTGCACCTGTTTACCGAAGTGCAAGATGAAAACAGAGATAAACTCCGTTTCCGTCCTGCACCAGTTCACATTAATCCGCGAAGTCCGTGTCTTTGAGCTGCAATCCCTGCACCCACATACCGGACTTTTTCTTCTTACGCATAAAACCACGCTTCTCAATCTCAGCAATGAAGTCCGCATTGTTGCGTGCATACTCACCAGTACGGAGGCAATATGCCCTGTACTCCTGATAAAGATCACCGGACTTCTGCTCCAGGCCATCGCCGGTCACACAGCAATCCTCCAGGAAATGACTGAGCCAATCATTCATGCCGCGATACTCAGCAATAGCGTTCGCCACCACCTTCGGCGGCTCGATCTTGAACTCACGCTCGATAACCTTTTTGGCACCTTCGATAATCCAGCTCATAACCGCCGGACCTGCATTGTTGAAAAGGTAGTCGGCGTAATTCTTGATATCCGACGAACCCTCAATCTTTGCATGGAACGGAATCACGATCAGTCTTCTCCAGGTACCGTCATCGGATGCACTGACCTTCGGCAGATGGTTCGTGTAGAGCACCGCAGTATGTGACGGAGTAAAATCGAATGGATCCTTGAATTTCTTCTCACCTCTGATCTGATCCGTAGAACACAGCTGCTTCAATATAGAAGTGGAAAGCCTTGTTCCCTCTTCCAGCTCTGCTGCGATAATGAGGCGTTTTCCCTTAAGCTCCGCAATCTCAGGCTTCACGTTCCTTCTGCAATTCGCTGTAAGGGAATCTGCCGACATCGCACCAGAATATGTCCCTAGGACTCTGGATATCGTATTCCAGAAGGTAGACTTACCATTGCGGCCTTCACCATAGGCAATGATGAGAGCCTCCACATAAACCTTCCCGACCGCTGCCATACCTACCGTCATCTGCACATAATCGATCAGATCCTGATCACCGCAGAAGAACAGCTGCAGCGCATCCTCCCAGAGCTGCCTGCCTTCATCGCCTGGAGCACAATTCGTTATCTTGGTGAGAAGATCCGTCGCTTTATGCGGCATCATCCCGTTTAAGCCTTTTGCCAGATCATAGGTACCACCGGGTGTATTCAGGTAATCTTCCTGAGCATCGAACAGGTTGATGTCCGTTGCCACCATCGGCTTCGCTGTGTTCTGCGTATCCGCGATATGCTTATAGTTCCGATACTTCATAACGAACCCGTAATAGGCTCGTGCAGTCTGTAGCTCACCGAAGGCTTCCGCGTTCTGTGGCGTGATCAATTTCTCCAGAGCTCTTCCACCCTTCCGAACCGTAATCTCATCCAATGACGGATCCACGGCCAGCATATGTGCCACCGCAGTCTCAAACTGATCTCCCGACTCCACCAGCTGCATATCCAGGAATTCCTCGACTGCTCCAACAGCCTTCTGCCGGTTCTCTCTCCAGCACATGCCGTCATAACTTAAGAACTGTGTTGCATCTGTATACAGAAGTTCATCACGGTATTCCTTGATCAAGGCCTTTGCCTCTCCCATGTCGGAAAAGTCCTCTGGCTTCAGGGAGTCGAATTCCGAATTATACTCATCCGGCTCTACATATCCCGGCTGTGTGCAGACCGTGTTTTTGTAGAACTTCACTGCACTGTTCCAGATCGTATTCAGCTCATCCTCCGGAAGCGGCGGATCACATCTTCTCGCGTGAAGTTCAAACGCCTCCCTTGCTCTGTCTGTCACTCCGTACTTCTTCAGAACTCTTCCCGCAAAGCGGCTCATTGTATTATTTCTGCTGCCTTCCAGGATTGGTCCTGAACTGACACCAGGATCTTTGCTTTCCGTTTCTTCATAGTCCGGTTCGACTTCTTCATCGATGGTCATCCAGCCTTCATGCCAGACCACCTCACCGGCATCCGATCCGAATATGAACCTTGCAGCATCCAACGCATTTCCATCGAAGAAATCAAAGCGTTTCTTGATTCCTTTCTTAAGCGCTGCGTACCAGCCTGCATCCGATGTCTCTGTAATCTGGAAATACACATGGAACTTCGGTCTTGCTGCTTTGCCGTCCTTCACCTTCATGTGGTTACGGCTGAAGGCAATTACATAGGAAATATCCGGCAGCATCTGATCCAGCTTTTCCGGTGTGATCCACTCTGCCGGATCCTCAGTGTGGTCATTATCAATATCCATCACCACCACATCCGACCTGGCAAAGTTTCCGATGCTTCGATAATTCCCTTTGTACTCAGCGCAGACATGATCGAACCGGACCGCTTCCTGCATTTCCTCCGGCGTGGTCACCATCCTCCGGTTCGGATAGCTGCAGTTAGCGGCCTGCCCGGTGCAGTCTGCTGTAAACATGGTTATCTGCATACTTCAAACCTCTTTTCTTAAAAAGTAAGGACATAGAGTCCTCCTAACTTCCTAAGCGCCCTGCAGCATGAATTTTCCGGTCAGCCTACATATTTCTTTCATAAAAAATGCCGGTGACGAATCGCTTCCTTTTTATAGCGACACGCCATCGGCAATCTTTTTCAAAAAATATTTCCCTCCGACCGGAAAAACCATTTCCAAACCCGCTTAGGAAGATAGAAAGGCAACAAAGCCATTCGGAAAGGAAGGTGCTGCAGATGCAGAAAGAATCCACTGATAACAGCCAGCAGGATACCGCTATCGACGAAGAGCTTATAGATACTCTCATCGCCATAAGCGTCGTAGCCAAGAGACTGGCAGCCAACCTGAGAAAACAGAATACAGAAAACGGAGGTAAAGACAATGAGCAAAATGAGTGAGCTCTCCGCCATGATCGACAACCTGATCAGTTGCGGAGAAACATTGGCTGAGACCGGCAGAGCTTTGAAGGAATTCTATTCCGGAACCGAAGAAATTGCCCCGGCAAAGCCTGAGAAGAAGACAAGGAAACAGGATGCTGCTCCTGCGGAATCACCTGCTGAAAAACAGTATTCCAAGGAAGAGGTCAGAGGCATCCTGGCAAAGAAGGCAAACGAAGCAGACGGCAGATTCAAAGCTGATGTCAAAGCGATCGTTCAGAAGTACGGCAACGGAGGCAGCCTTACTGATGTGGATGCAAAAGACTATGCCGCTCTTGTAGCAGAGGTGGAAGGTCTGACAGATGCCTAAGCACGCATACCTCTCCGCCTCCGCAAGCCACAGATGGCTTGCCTGCCCGCCTAGCGCAAAATTATGTGCTGGCATCAACGACAGCGGAAGTCCATACGCCCAGCAGGGCACAGATGCACATGCCCTCTGTGAATACAAGGTTGAGAAGCTTCTCGGAAGAGATCCCAACGATCCAACTGAGAACCTTACCTACTTTGATGCGGAAATGGCTGACTGCACCGATGAATACGCTTCCTATGTTATGGAACAGGTAAACGACGCAAAGCAGCACTGTTCCGATCCGCTGATCCTCATAGAGGAAAAGCTGGACTTCTCAAAGTGGGTACCGGAAGGCTTCGGAACTGGCGACTGCGTGATCGTGGCAGATGATGTATTGCATATCATCGATTTCAAATACGGTCTTGGTATCCTGGTGGATGCCACAGAAAACCCTCAGATGATGTGCTACGCCTTGGGAGCATTGGATACCTTTGACGGAATCTACGACATACAGACCATCCGTCTTACAATCTTCCAGCCCCGCAGAGACAACATCAGTACCTACGAGATCAGCAAGACTGACCTTATGAAATGGGCAGAAGAAATCCTAAAGCCTACCGCAGAGCTCGCATACAACGGCGAAGGCGAATACAACGCCGGAGATCACTGCCAGTTCTGCAAAGCAAAAGCAACCTGCCGTAAGCGTGCCGAACATAATCTGGAACTCGCGCAGTATGACTTTGATATGCCGCCCAACCTGGATGATGCAGAAATAGCAGCCATCCTTCCCCGGATCGATGATCTGGTAGCCTGGGCAAATGACATCAAAGAATACGCACTCCAGCAGGCACTCAGCGGCACAGAGTACCCCGGCTTCAAAGTCGTGGAAGGAAAATCGAACCGCAAGTTCACAGATGAGAATGCAGTTGCAGCCGTCGTGGCTGAAGCAGGCTTCGATCCCTACGAAAAGAAGCTTCTGGGAATCACAGCAATGACTTCTCTTCTCGGCAAGAAGAAGTTCAACGAACTCCTGACCGGCTATATCACAAAGCCACAGGGCAAACCAGCACTTGTGCCGGAATCAGATAAACGACCGGCAATGAACACAGCCAAAGATGATTTCAGTGAAGAATAAGGAGGAAAAAATCATGGCAAACAAAGTAACAATTCCGACAAAGGTAATCACAGGCGTAAACACCAGATGGAGCTATGCGAATGTCTGGGATCCAAAGAGCATCAACGGCGGCGCACCGAAGTACAGCGTATCGCTCATCATTCCGAAGTCCGATACCGCTACGGTCGCAAAGATCAACGCAGCCATCCAGGCAGCTTATGAGGAAGGTCAGAGCAAGCTGAAGGGCAACGGCAAGTCCGTTCCTGCCCTCTCCGCCATCAAGACTCCCCTCCGTGACGGTGATCTGGAGAGACCGGATGATGAGGCTTACAAGAACGCATACTTCATTAACGCCAACAGCGCAACAGCGCCCGGCATCGTGGATGCGGACAGACAGCCGATTCTTGAACGCTCCGAAGTCTATTCCGGCGTTTACGGCAGAGCCAGCATCAACCTGTACGCCTTCAACAGCAACGGCAACAAGGGTATCGCCTGCGGTCTGAATAACCTTCAGAAGATCCGCGATGGTGAACCTCTCGGAGGCAAGTCCAGAGCTGAGGATGACTTTGCAACGGCAGACGATGAGGATGATTTCCTCGACTAACAGACAACCAAAGCAGGTGGCGGCAATACCGCCGCTGCCTGCGACAATCTAAAGAAAGAATGAGGTAAATATCATGGAATTTGCAAACAGTGTAGTAACTCTTATCGGTAACATCTTCGGATGCGCTCTTATCCTGACCTTCCTGATCGGACTGATCTTCGCGATCCGCTTCATGCTTCAGATCAAGCAACAGGACAAGGAAGAATACGAACGTAAGAAGGCAAAGGATGAGCTTGATTACAAGGAGACTGAGCTCCGTTACAAGAAGCTCCTTGAAGATAAGCGATAAGCACCAGGGAGGCGGCAGGCATGTTCTGCCGCTTCCCTTTTCATAGAAAGGACAATGAGATGAAAGAAATGTCAATCGACTTAGAGACTTACAGCGACGTAAATATCACCAAATGCGGTGCATACAAGTACGCTGAGTCTGATGAATTTGAGGTACTGCTCTTCGGAGTCTCAGTGGATGGTGGACCCGTCGTGGTGTATGACCTTGCCTGCGGCGACTCCATTCCCGATGAAATCCTTGCAGCATTATCTGATGAGAATGTAACCAAGTGGGCTTTCAACGCTTCCTTTGAACGCGTCTGTCTCTCCAATTGGTTGAAGAAACATCACCCGGAATACTTTACCGGATACAGCATCCCGGAAGATCCCGCCGGTCAGTATCTCAATCCGGCCTCGTGGAAATGTTCCATGATCTGGTCAGCGTATATGGGACTTCCGCTCTCTTTGGAAGGTGTCGGAGCAGTATTAAAACTTCAGGATCAGAAGCTGAAAGAAGGTAAAGATCTGATCCGCTACTTCTGTACTCCCTGTAAACCAACCAAGGCAAACGGCGGTCGCACCCGGAATCTTCCGGAGCATGATCCTGAGAAATGGGAACTCTTTAAGAAATACAATCAGCGCGATGTGGAAGTCGAGATGGCGATACAGAAGCGCCTGTCGAAATACCCTGTCCCGAACTTCATCTGGGATGAATATCATCTCGATCAGGAGATCAACGACAGAGGTATCGCCCTGGATATGGATGTGGTGGAGAACGCCATCACCTTTGATGAACGCTCAAAGACTGCCCTCTTCGAAACCATGCAGGATATCACCGGTGTAGAGAACCCGAACAGCGTGATGCAGATGAAAGCCTGGCTCTCCGAAAACGGTATAGAAGCAGAATCCCTCGGAAAGAAGGATGTGGCAAAGCTGATCGATGATACTGACGGCCAAGTAGAAGAAGCCCTCCGACTCCGCCTGCAGCTTGCAAAATCATCTGTTAAGAAGTATCAGGCCATGCAGAATGCTGTCTGCAAAGACGGCAGAGCTCATGGCATGTTCCAGTTCTACGGAGCCAGCCGCTCCGGCAGATGGGCAGGCAGACTAATCCAGCTGCAGAACCTTCCGCAAAACCACATGTCGGATCTTGCGGATGCCAGAGCCATTGTGAAAGCTGGCGATTATGATACCCTGCAGCTGCTCTATGATGATATCCCGGACACGCTCTCACAGCTGATCCGGACGGCCTTCGTGCCCCGTCCCGGATACAAGTTCATAGTCAGTGACTTCTCTGCCATCGAAGCCAGAGTGCTGGCCTACCTTGCCGGTGAAACCTGGCGTTCCAAGGTATTTGCAGAAGGAAAAGATATCTACTGTGCCTCTGCCAGTCAGATGTTCAGCGTACCGGTCGAAAAGCACGGGATCAACGGTCACCTGAGACAGAAGGGAAAAATCGCAGAATTGGCTCTCGGATATGGTGGATCTGTCGGTGCACTGAAATCTATGGGTGCTCTTGAAATGGGACTGTCCGAAGAAGAACTGCAGCCACTGGTCAACTCCTGGCGAAACTCCAACCCTATGATCACCGCCTTCTGGTGGGACATCGACCGCGCCGTCAAAACCACTATCACGCAACGCATCCAGACTGAAGTGCGCGGGATCCGTTTCTTTTATAAGAGCGGCATGCTCTTCATCAAGCTCCCCTCAGGCCGCCTTCTCTCCTACGTGAAGCCCCGCATCGGAGAAAACCAGTATGGCGGAGAGTCCGTCACTTATGAAGGAGTAGGATCCACGAAGAAATGGGAACGCATCGAATCCTACGGTCCGAAGTTCGTGGAGAACATCGTTCAGGCCGTCAGCCGTGACATCCTCTGTTACGCCATGAAGACTCTCCGGCACTTCTTCATCGTCGGTCACGTTCATGATGAGCTGATCATCGAATGCAGTCCTGATGTTGACCTGAATGTGATTTGCAAGCAGATGGGCAGATCTCCGGACTGGATGCCGGACATCCTTCTCCGCGCCGACGGCTACGAGACCAGTTTTTATAAAAAAGATTAACTTGAAAATAGTGGCTCCCGGTTTATCACCGTAGAGCCGCTATACAACTAATCAAAATATATATTCGTTACATATCCTGCCGGATAACATGGCAAAAAATCTTCTATTGGTGGAAGATGATCTAATATGTGGTTCACAAATTTATAAAACTCCTCCATGTCAGACACGAATTCTTCAGCCGTGCCTATGTCTCTGTAATTAAATGCATGTACCGCATTTCGATAATGCTGAATCTTATCTACCCATACGTATAATGGATCCTTATCATCGTTCCAAAGGATTCCTTTACTGAAGTTCTTCAGATCATCGAATTTCATATTATTAGGTTCAACAGTAATAATTTTTCCTTTTTTGTTCTTTTTCGTCAGAGGGTTCTTCATATAGTCTTCGTAGAACACGCAGTAAAAGAATTTAAGCCAGGATTCTACTAAAGCTCCCATATTTGTACGAGCTAATATCAATTCACCATCTGTCATAGTAGATCCTTTATCGATCCATATTTTCAATGTATCTGTAAGTTCAGACATCCATTTCAACATAGCATCATCAAGTTTATCAGCAACACTATCTGGTGCAATTCCTCTTGATTCCTTCCAAACTAATGCCAT